CAGTATATCCTGTGCCACCTGCATTCACACTCACTGTGCCTCTCAGTCTCATGACTGTGGTGCTGGCGGGCAGCCCGCCACCAGCTAATTCAGGAGCACTATATGTCACAGTAGGAAGAGTGCTATAGTTGCCTCTGTCTGCGTTGTTTACTGTGACTGATCCTACACCTTCTCCATTTGAGGCAGGTACTGGATCAAAATATCTTTTGTTTAACGGTCTTCCCATTTGATTGGTCTCCTTGTGGCGTTCTAGGCCATACGGGGTGGGTTAAACCCCATAAAACCACAACTACTGTGGTCTTTCAGGAGTATTTAGGATGTATGATGAATATCCAGCTTGAATACATCATGGTCTCACACTATTATATCATACTAAACAGGAATCGTGCACACATGGCCAAAAAGACTGAAGCCAAACGCTCATATAAATTGGATATTCAGACAGTGTTAGAAGCTGCTGACAAAGGTGTAAAGCCCTTTTATGTTAACTTAACGGAGGAAGAACAAAAGGCATTTGCGCCCAGAGTCATGATCAGATGGATGAGCACACTGAGTGACAAGAATGATGCCAAATATTATCAGATCTTGGCCACTAATGATTTGGTCAACTTGGGCATGTGGAGTTTGACCAAACATCCTGAACTGCTGTGGCTGCTCATGTGTGTGAGTGGCACAGGTCGCAAACAATATCATGGCTGGATTCCCATGACCAAATCTGCAACCACTACCCCCAAATTGGATGATTTCATACATGAGCACTGGCCACACACAAACAAACAAGAGCGTGATATTTTAAAAAAGATCAAGCCACAAACTGAATGGCTGGACATGGTCAAACAAAGTGGGGCAGATGACAAACACATCAAGGAAATCCGCAATGAGCTCCAGAAATTCCAAAAAAGTGACGGTGATTGATCTGAACAAACCTCACACATGTGAATTCTGTAAAAAGCCATTCGCACAGGAAACCACATTGATCAGTCATGTGTGTGAGCCCAAACGCAGACATCAAAGTGTGCACACGCCATATGTGAAGGCAGCATACACAGCTTACAAGATTGTATGGAAAGAACTGAATCCCAGACAAGTGCATCAAACACCCACATATCAGGAGTTTTGTACTAGTGAAATGTGGCCCACGTTGGTCAGGTTTGCCAGTTGGTGTGAAGAACAACTGGTGCAGGAGTTTGCACAATTTGTAAAATATCTTGTCAAACAAAATGTTAAGATGGTCTCATGGTGTGATGTGCGAGTGTATGAACAGTACATACAAGATTTGTTGATCACAGAAAGTGCTGAACAAGCATTGTGCAGAAGTTTGTCATGTGTGCATGTGTGGCATGAACATTCACAACAGCCTTATAGTGAGTTTTTTGCTCATGTGAACACCAACCAATTACTGCGTTGGATACAACAGGGCAGAATCAGTGCTTGGTTACTATATAATAGTGTGAGCGCAGAAGCATTTTTTGTCAGATGTAGTCCAGAACAGTTACACATGATTCAGGAAGTTTATCCCATAACCAAATGGAAAGTGAAATTTTTGCGCATGCAAGAGCACATGCAAGTGATCAAAACCACTTTGAAAGAAGCAGGGCTGTGAACATTGACTGTGTGTCACATTCAGTTAAACTCACAAACACAAGGTTAATCCCATGGACCAATACACACAATCCGATCAAGAGTTACCCAGCACTCAAAAAACCACACATCAACTACAGGCAGTTGTGCAACCTCAAGTGACAGAACTGAGGTGGGAAGATAAAATTCTCAAAGTGCCCAATCCAGCTTATGTGCGAGAGTTGGCAGCAGACTGTGCGCAGTTGCGTGTGGATCTTCAAGAACTACGCGAACGGCACCAGCGTCTACAACAACAATATACCCAGCTGACACGTGTGGTCACGCAAATTCAAAGCCAACTGGGAGGTTAGTACACTCATGACAGAGATCACATTGGGTGATATTGACATTGACACTAGTAACCGGCAGTCATTGTTGGAACATTTGCAGCATGTGCCTGCGGTGATCAATAGGCAGGGTGAATTGATCAAACATAACACAGGAGTTTATTTTCATGACGTACCTGTGAATCCATTTTCCAGGTATTGTTCTGTCACATACACACAAGCAGAACAAATGGGATGTTACAAGATTGATGTGCTCAATAATAGCATTTATGATAAGGTGAGGGACGAGAATCATTTACAGCAACTCATGCACACTCCCACCATGTGGGACCTGTTACAACATGCAGAAGTGGTTTCACAATTGGCTCACATCAACAATCATTATGAACTGGTTCGCAAATTAAAACCCACACAGGTGACTGATTTGGCATGTGTGTTGGCCATGATAAGGCCAGGCAAACGTCATTTGGTGCGTAAATGTGAACAATCTGGCTTTGCAGCCATCCAACCTGAGGTGTGGCTTCAGGATAGTAATGGGTACACATTCAAGAAGTCTCATTCAATCAGTTTGGCGTGGACCATTGTGATCCAGCTCAACCTGTTAATTGAGCAGTTGACATTAACCTGATTGTTGTTAAAGTGTACACATAAACAAATCACAGGATTCCATCATGCGGCAGCTGATCAAGTTTACTCATGCGACCAACATGTTTGGTCACAGCTATTCATATGAAAAAGATCAAAAACAAGTATCCATAATTGAAAATGCGGAGCATGCATGGCACATGAAGCACCAGCGTGTTACTAAACCTTATTTTTGGTTCCGTGCTCCCAACATCACAGAACAGGCCTTGCAGATCACCATGCGAGATCTGGGCTTACTGGAACACAAGTTTGAACTCAAGGTTTGGCGGTCAGATAAGGGGCTGGATGCCAGCCTTAAGATTAAAGACGAAATGGATGCCAGCATGTGGGCTTGGAGTCATACAGAGATTTGGGCCAAATGGTCAGAGGCGCAAGAAAAAGATTGGAATCAAGGGCAAAAACCACAAAAACTAAAAGTGAATAAGAACGGTCAGGTCAAAATCAAAGTCACCATGAGTGAGATATCTGATCCATGAGGTACGGAAGTTCTCTGCTTGCATTACACAATGCACTGGGCCAGGCCATACACAAACATTTACCAGATATCACATATATGAATCGTGACTGGGATGCATGGCGAAAAATGGATGCACACGCACAAGGTGTGGCTCTCAAAACTAACTGTGTGCCACAAACACTTCAAACTCGCCGTCCTTGCGAGGATGAGGTACAAGTGCACATGTTTTGTCAAACTTGGGGCAGCACTGCGCTAGGGTATGGGGGTATGGGCGGTGCTGCTGTGACCACTGCATACACTGTGATTGTGTATGATTCAGACTGTTATTGTGTGTATTTTGGTCAAGGTGAACTGGCATACCAGATCAAATATAGCCAGTTGAGCACACAAGGTAAGTTGGTGTTCAAGCAGGACATACAGTCACAAAACATGGCATCCAAACAAAATGCCCACATCAAATACGTTTAAGGATCAATGTGTGGGTGTACCTTTAACCAACTGCACAGTTCTTTTTTTACTGCGCTTGTTGATGAGTGTGTCCAGGCTGGGCATGGGTCCATATACTAGCTGAACTTCCTTCTGACTGAATGATTTGAGGTATACGCTATATGGTTTGAACCTGGCTCCCATGAACACATTGATGGGGATCTGTCTGTTGCTGCCCCACCAATATAATTCCCCACAACTCATGAACTCCACCTTTTGATCAGGGCTCCATGAGTGCTCTATCACATACATGTGCACAAAGTTTTGATCACTGTTTTGTACAATACCCACATAATCTCTGGCCAGATACTTAATGTGTGTGAGAAAGGGCCATCTGGCCAAGCTAGGGGTGGGTGTGTTTGTCATGATTATTAACATATTTAGATCTCCTTAAATATGATATGAGAAATCTTTCGGTGTTACCATGAGTTTGGTCTATCTTTATCACTATGTATTGCCTGTGCAATTGAGTCAGACAGATCATGGAGCACCCAACCTGAGCAGGCCCATGTATAATTATCAGACCAAACTGTACAAGAACAATCACAACAGGGTGGATTTTGTGATTCGTAACAATGACAAAAAGCCAGTCAAATTGTTGGATTGTGTGCTACAAGTCACCATACAATTTGTGGAGACAGGACAAACTGTATTACAAAAAAAGGCACAGGTCACAAACGAAATCAAAGGCAGAGCACAATTGTATGTGAGTCCCACTGAATGTACAGGTTGGCCATTGGGTGGTTACCTGTTCAGTGTGCAAATGAAAAAGCCTGGTTTCCAGGATGAATTTCTGTTTGTGGATGTAAACAATCATGTGCAAGGCATGTTTGAACTACTGCCTGCACTGGGCGATGAACTGGTGGCTGCTCAAGAAATTTTGGCCAAAGAGTTTACACCCCAGATTATCAATTGGGACACTCAATATCAAGTGTACAGATCAGGAGCCCTGGCTGCCCGCAACACTGTGGGTCAACATGCAGGCTTTTACTCTGTGGCTGTGTACACCCAAAACTACACAGGCAAGTTTAGCATACAGGCCAGCTTGCAGAATTTGAGCCCCACAGATGTGAGTTGGTTCACAGTGCCCATTAACGGTGCTGCGCATTTGCAAATTACACCAGAGTCACCTGCTGTGGTGCCCATCAACTTTGGTATAAATGCTCGCTGGATCAGATTCACTTATGACACAGACCTGAATAACAAGGGTGATTTTGTGAAGGTGCTATACAAAATCAGCTGAACACATGTTATACTAACACATGCATGAATTACAGCAACTGATTGTGGACCATCTGCCTGCCAAGCGCAAAGTCACAGGCAAAGGATGGATCTGGTTTAATGCACCCTGTTGTGCTCACAGAGGCCATAACGCAGACACCAAACAGCGAGGAAATTTATGGTTTGGTACAGATGCAACTGTGGGCTACCATTGTTTCAATTGTGGCTGCAAATGGAGATTTTCAGGCCATCATGTGAGTGATAGTCTACAAGAGTGGCTCAACTGGTTGGGCGTGGAGCCCAGCACAGTACAAAAGTTGAAGTTGCACTTGTTGCAGGATCAAGTCACAGGCACATATAAACCTGAGCAGATGGCCATACCCAGTCCTTTGAAAAGACATCAGGTCACACCCATGCCTGAAAATGCCCAACCATTTCACACATGGGCACAACAGCCAGATGTGCATGTAAAGTTTCTGCAAGCCTGTGCATATGTGCAGGATCGTCAAGCACTCAATTGGGAAAACTATGACTATTATTGGACACCTGACACCACACATCAAATGTGTGACAGAGTGATACTGCCCTTTTATAACCAATCACAGATAGTGGGCTGGTCAGCCAGGCTGTGTGTGCCACAACAAGGGCGGCAGCCCAAGTATTTCAACTCAGACATACCACCTGGCTATGTGTTCAATCAGGATCAACTCCGGAAGAAACGCAAATGGGTCATGGTGTGTGAAGGTCCCTTTGATGCTATTGCATGTCAGGGCGTGGCAGCCATGGGCAGCCATTTGAGCGAGCATCAAATCAAGACCATCCTGGACAGTGGTCAGCAGCCCATCATATTACCTGACAGGCAGATGCAAAACCAGCACATGATTGATCAAGCACTTGCATTTGGTTGGCATGTGAGCTTTCCTGAATGGGATTATCAAATAAAAGATGCATCAGATGCTTGTGTTCATTATGGCATGCTATACACAATCACTAGTGCTATTCAGGCAGCCACATCAGATCCACTACTGATTGGCGTTAAACGCAAAATGTTCAAAGGTTGATGGTTCACATGGATATTAAAGATTACGGTGAAGATGTTCAAATGATGCTGGTGAGTGTGCTGTTGAGCGATGAAGAAGTGTTCAGCAGATGTGCCAACATTCTGAATGTGAAATACTTTGTGAACAAGCTGAGACCAGCTGTGAGATTCCTGTTGCAATTCACAGAGCAGTACAAGACTCTGCCCACACATGTGCAAATGAGAGCACAGTTTGGTATGGAATTTGAAAAGATGGATCGCATGCCAGCTGCACTACAACAGGCATTTCTGGATCAGATTGAGGAATTCTGCAAGAATAGGGCTTTAGCAGATGCTGTGCTGAGTGCTCCTGATCTGATTGCTAAGGGTGCATATGCAGAAGTGGAGAAGAAGGTCAAAGAAGCCATTCTGGTGGGATTGAACTCCAATATTGGCATCAGATACTATGATGATCCCAGGGCCAGGCTCATGAAAATCAAGACATCAAATGGCACAGTGAGCAGCACTTGGAAAAGTGTGGACAACAAGTTGTATGGCGGACTTAATAGAAAAGAGCTCACAATTTGGTGTGCAGGATCAGGTGGTGGTAAAAGTTTGACCATGCAGAATCAGGCTGTGAACATGAGCAAGGAAGGCCTAAATGTGGTGTACATCAGCCTGGAGCTTTCCGAAGAAATGATCAGCATGCGACTGGACAGCATGGTGAGCGGTGTGGCTTCCAAAGACATATTTCAGCGTCTGGATGATGTGGAAATCAAGGTGCTGCTGGCAGGTAAACGAGCAAAAGACTTGCATGTGAAACAGATGCCACAGGGCACCACCACAAATGATTTACGTGCATACTTGAAGAATTATGAAATTGAGACTGGTCACAAGTGTGATGTGCTTGTGGTGGACTACTTGGACCTCATGTTCCCCAACAACAAAAAAATTGATGTTAGCAATTTGTTTGTCAAGGACAAGTTTATCACAGAAGAGCTGCGTGGATTGTGTGTGGAGAAAAACATGGTGGGTGTTACAGCCTCACAATTGGGCAGGTGTTTGACTCTTGATACTTTGGTAGTAAGAAATGGTAAAAGAGTTACGATTGACCAGCTAAAACCAGGTGATTATATTGAGAATGAGATTGGTCCAGTCAAAGTAACTGAAGTGCTGCCTGTGATCAAACAAGCTGTATTTCAAATCACAACCAAAAGCGGTAAAACGATCAAAGTCAGCAGCAAACACATGTTTCCCACAGAGGATGGTCTAAAAACATTAGAGTCAGGGTTAAAAATTGGTGATAGGTTGCGTAGCCGTTCATATAAATAAGATGAACAGCTACTCAGGATAAATTTATGAAAAACATTTGTAACTCCAAAAGAATTACAACACTTAACCTCTCAGGTGATAAGGTTGCAATATTGAATGCTATTGACTTTAATAAAAGTACAAAAGGTACACTATTGATGCTGATCGAAAAATATCATGCACATAATATAGACTATATTTGGTTGTATCAGAATTGGGAAAAAATCATAAACCTCGGCAGGGATAGCTCATCTAAAAACTCGTATATAACAAGGTATGGTCTGATAAAGGGGTTGGAATTCTGGGAACTTAAAACCTCAAAGTCCACACAGACTAAAGAAAAGTTTATTACCAAGTATGGAGAAGAAGAAGCTGCTAATATGTTATCAAAGAGAGGGGCTTCTCTGCAAAATTATTTGGACAGATATGGCGATGAAGGACATGTGAGATGGGCAGAATACTGTAAAAAACGCGCTAATACATATACACAGAAAAAAGAACGTGGATATAAGTATCCATCCACAGGCAGAGCACATTATATCCAGCTGTATGGACCTGAGGAAGGAAACCGCAAGTTTCAAGAGAAAATAGATAGTGCAGCATTTAAAAACAGTCTTGCAGGATATATTGAAAAGTATGGTGTAGATAAGGGTAAAGCCAAATGTTCAGAAATTAAAGACAATAACAGTTTGGATAAATTGATCTCTAAACACGGCTACGAAGAAGGTCTTAAAAAGCACAAGGAGATTTGTGATAAAATAGGCTATGCACAAACATTACCAGGATATATTAATAGGGACGGTATAGATTTAGGCACTAAACTGTATCAAGAAAAATGTCAAAAACAGGGATATGCTAACACGTTAGATTACTACTTGTCCAGATATGGTGAAGATGGTAGACAGCTATTTCAGGATCGCTATGAAAATCACATAGCCATATTGAATAAAAATAAAAGATTTAGTAAATGGTCACAGGATGTTTGTGTTGAACTCACACAGCTAGGTCTTGACTTATATTACTTTGGGGAAAATGAGTTGAGATTGAAATGCAAGGGGTTTGAAAATTTAAATCTTTGGGTGAAACCAGATTTGTTCTACAATGGTAAAATTATTGAATTCAACGGTGACTGTTGGCATGCTAATCCCAACATTTATGGTGCAAACGATAGACCCAATCCATTAGATGCTAGCATAATAGCTGCAGATATATGGATAAGAGACGCTGCAAAGATCAAGTTCTATGAATCCAAAGGATACACAGTCCTTACTGTTTGGCAGAGCGAATACTTAAAAAATAAACAAGAGGTTATGGAACAATGTTTGAAATTTCTGACGATGTGATAGATGATGTCAATTGGGATGAGATTGTGGATATCAAGTTCATGGGTGTCCAGGACACTATTGATATTAATGTGGATAATGACAGATTATTCTGGGCAAATGATATTCTCACACATAATAGCTCCGTTAATGAAATGGAAATGGATCACAGTCATATTTCAGGCGGTATTAGCAAGATCCAAACAGCAGACAATGTGATTGCAATTCTGGCCACACCAGCCATGAGAGAACGTGGACAGTATCAGTTCCAGTTTTTGAAGACACGTTCCAGTTCAGGTGTGGGCAGCAAGGTGATCATGGGATTTGATGTAGACACGCTGCGCATCTTTGACATGGAAGAAGATAACATGCCGCCAGTAAAAACTGCCACAGACATGATGGCTGATCTGCGCAGAAAGAACAGTGCCACAGGTGCTGCAAGTGGTCCAGATAGAAAACCGGATCCTGGTGTTCAGGATCCGGTCAAAAGTGTGGCCACTCTGAAAGAGTTAACCAGCTTGATCAGACGGTGATACTTTAGCACTCACTCTCTTGAGGGCCAGCATGGCCTTCTGAGTGTCTTCAGCTTCTGCTGCCAACAAACGCACAAATGCTTCTGCAAGTTCAGTCATTTCTGAACGGGTAAGTTTGTTGGTATCACCCTTACGAATCTTGTTAATGGAACGTGTGAATGTGGGCATGTCGCTCACACCCAAAAGCTCTGCCAGCTGCTTGGCGTTCAGACTGCCTTCTAAACCTGTGTCTGGCATTTGAGGTTGGTGTGCAAGCTCTTCCAGTCTGCGAGCCAAGCTTCTCATCTGCTCTGCCAAATATTCTGCCATGTGTTATGTCCTTGTGTATGACTTGATTAAGGGTATTTATAAGTCTAGTTGTTTTTGAAACGATTTGGCTATAAATAATGCAAACTTGATCAGGATGCGTGAGTTGAAGAACGCCAAGAGTATCATTGACGAACTGGGTGATCTAGTTCCCATCAAAAACAAGCACACAGTGGTGGAGGCTAGAGCCACTCATGTGATCAGCAGTGCAATCAATCTGATTGAGACACTCAAAGTCATGTATCCTGAGGCTGAGGCACAAGACCTCACCAAGAGACTCATGCGAGCCATCTTGCAGGAAGATCCGCAGAAATTCCATAGAAAGCTTACCCAGCTAAGAAAGGGGGATATCAAATCATGAAACCACAAAATGACGCAGAACTCATGAGGCACATGCTAAACTTGATGGAAACGCATCATGTTGCAAATCCCATAGAAGAAAAACTTTTGCCAGTTTTGGGACAAAAAGTCAAAGGCGCCCTAATGGGGTTAGCAGGCAAATTTAGCAGCAGAATGGAAGGCAGAGCAGTAATCCAAAAGGCCCTTGTGCCCTATCTGAAATCCTTTGTGCGTAACATGGGTATTAGGGGGAAAGACTGGAACACAGTTACCTGGAAAGACACATTGTTGTTCTTGATTGGTAAAGCCAGCTTACAACTGCCTTTGGGTGAATTTGAACCACAACAATTAAGTATGGCTGAGGTTGAAGCTGCAATCAAAGATAGAGTCAACCGCGAAACTATAGCTAAATACCTGTTGAATGAGAGAGGCAAAATAAACACCCTCATGCCTGTTAATATCCGCGGGGCACAAAACAATCCTGTGGGTGGCCCAGGTGAAAATGCTGCTGATTTAGCTCAGAAGTTAATCACAGGTTTAATGACAGTGTTGTTGAGACTAATGATAGAGAAGAGTGAGGGCTCGCCCAATCTTAACGGGCCTGCCGGTCCGGCTGGCGCAGCAGGTGCTGGTGCAGCAGGTGGTGCAGCAGGTGGTGCAGGTGCTGGTGCAGCAGGT